TAACATGGGCTGGTTCTCTATAAACTCCATTAGGAAAAGGTTGGTCCCATTGAACGCTCTTTCCATTCATCGGTCCACAAATATCACAAGTGCGTTCATCGCTAGAAGCAGACCAACGCTTCATTGATTTAGGGTGCGCCCAACCTTGTTCGATTGCTTGTTCAAATCCAATCCAGCGTCCATGTGCTTCTGCCATAGCAATTTCTTGACGAGCAATCATTTGACTTCTGTATTTAATCATTTTTTTATACTGAGCATCAATCATCTTTGCCGCTTGTTGTTCTGTAATAGTTTTAGCGGCTACTTTTTCTGCAAGACCGCTTTCAAACTTTGCAAAACTTATAGCCTGTCGGTCATTGAGTCCAATGAAGCGAGAAAGTTTTCTTGCAGTATCGCGAACCGTTATTCCTTGAGTAAAAGACTCTGCGACAGTTGTGCGGATAATGTTTCTCATGTTATCTGTAACCGCAGTTACTAACTGAGCAGATTGATTCTTAGCCCAATCAATAGTTCTAGGGTCGGTGTAATCAAAGCGACCCCTAAATGAAACTGTTGGGAATCCTTTACCTAAGTTTTCTTGTATTGCTTGACCAAAAGTTTCTGCTGTTTGATTAAGAACTTGTGAAGTTGCATCAAAAGGAAATGCCTCAACAACTCGTTCTACATTTCTAGCGGCGAGTGCTTCTTGAACGGCATTAGACATAGCCGCAGTTTGAGCATCAGCAGTATGAGTGCGGATTATGTTTGCGACTTCTTGTTCTAAAGCACTTAGAGGGTCTTCAGGATTTGGAATATCGCGTCTTGCCTTAAAGACAAAAGACATTTAATCCACCATGTTCTCCGCTGGAGGCAATGAAGCCTGTTCACGAAGATAAGCCTCTAACTTCTCATCAGGCATTAGTGCTCCTGCGCCCACAAGTTTCTGTACATAATCGCCAAGTTCACCCAAATCGACTGAAGATATTTGACCGTAAGTTAAGTAAGGCATAAGTTCTGGATTCATGCCATTTAACTTTAGAAGTCTTGGAATTGCGTATTGATTCATAACCTCAGCAATAGACTTAGCAATAGCCTCTACGCTCATTGTCCATAAGTCCATCTTTTGTGAACCTAAAGCAAACGAACCAACTTTTTCGTGACCAAGAAGAATAAAGTCTGAAAGAACAGACATAGCAATTCTTTGGTCATAACGAGAAATAATTTTATCTGTATCAAACTGTCGTGAACCGCCTGAAGATAAAAGTTCTAATGAGAACATTTCATTATTGTTCTCGTCATACATCATTGGGAAGATAACGCCTTCTTGTTCATTTCGTTTAATGTTCTGAACGATTTGAGTTATCTCTGCTAATACTGCTTGTTGTGCCGCTGATGCACCGCTTGAAAGATACTCAGGAGGAACTTTAGCCACAGGAAGCCCAGCAAGGTCACGCTCAATTCCAATTGCTTCAATTTCTTCGATACGGCGCTTGTAATACCAAGGACGGTAACAGTTACGAAGTAATGAACGACCTTCAGGATTGTTTTTGTTTACGGTTGTTCTAAATAACAAACCTTTATCCATAGGGATTTCTCTAAAGCCGCCACCAGTTGGGTCAATTTGACGAAAGCCTTGGATACCGCCTTCTTGGTCCATCATCCAGTTGTTTAAAGTTTCTTGTGCGCGTACAGGGAACTTGCGCCAACCAATCTTTCCGTCAGAATGTTTTGAACGAGTCTTAGGGTCTTCAGTATCGCCGCCTCGTTTTTTATAAACAATTTCGTGGAATGAGAATCCATAAATTAACATTGTTAGAATTGATGCAAGTGTTTGGTCCCAAGAGTCGCTCATATCTTCTAAGCACTCATCTACAAAGTTTGCTAATTCTTCTGCTTCGGGTGAATCGTCAAATGGGTCAATACGCCATTCAAGACGAAGGATTACTTTTTCTATTGAATAAAGAATTGAACCAATAACAGGGTCGTTATCTGCCATCTCCCGATAGACAAGAAGTCCTCTGCGACCTCGAAGTGCATTAAGGAATTCTTCAGTAATGAAGCCGCCACTTCGGCGCAGACCAGTAGTGCCTAATTCATTTAAGTCAGGTCTTGGCATAGTTAAATCCTACTCGCTTGGCTTCGTCATCTTAGAGATTAAGGATAGTGCCTCGTCAGAAGAAAAACCCCCTTCGAGTAGCGATTTATAGATTTCGTGCAATCTAATTGCCGAGACCACGAGGGGGGTTAATTCTTCTGATTGGATTTCCATATTACGAAAGGATAACAGTCCTTCCGTATTTAATTTTCTTAAAAGGGCGGAATGTCGTCAGATGGCGAGGTTGCCCAACCGCCACCTGTAACAGTTACTCCATTACTCCAAGGATTATCTTCTTTACTTGCTACTTTTTGATAAGGATAGCGGTCCACTTTTGCTACCGCTCTTGCTAATGAAACGGCTACCTTTGTAGCAGTTACTTCCATTCGAGAACGCTTTTCTCCTGTTTTTTTATCTTCCCAAGAAGTTGTGTAAGTCTTTCCAAAGACAATTACTTCATCGCCTTTACCAATTGAGTCGGCTACATATTCGGCTTGCTTATCCCAAACAATAATGTTCCAAAAGGTTGGGTTCTTTGAATCCCAATTACCTTCAGGTGTTTTAAATCTTTCAGAGGTGCCAACAGAGAACTTTGCTACTGCTTTACCTTGTGGTGTGAACTTAAGTTCAACATCGGCAGTTAAATTGCCAACGATAGTTACTGGTACGGACATTTGTTTCCTTTTCTTCTAGCGAGATAGTGCCGAAGCACGATTAGGGTAAGAAATGAGCGAAAGCCTTCATTAATTTATAAGGTTCAATCTCATCTCTTTTTTGTATTACCTTTCTTTCTTTTTCATCTGTGCCGCCCCATATACCTTCAACATCTGTCCCGAGTGCATAAGAACGGCAAGCCAACTGTATAGGACAGGTCCGACAAAGTCCTTTAGCGATTTCCGTAATCTTTATGAAGTTGTTATTCCGTTCAGGAAAGAATAATTCGGGGTCGGTTATTGCACAAGGTTCAAAACCAGTTGTTGGTGGATAAGGAGGCGGTGATGACTTCACAAATTGCGTCCGAGCCACATTGTTCCAATGAGCCCAACAAACATCAACCAGCCAACAATTAAATAACTACCATCAAATCCAGTTTGAAGATATGAATACATTGAGCCGACTGCTGTTCCCATTAATTATTTCCAAAGGAAAGTCATTAATACCAACCCTAGATAAACTCCAACTACACCTGCGATTCCGGCGGCGGTTGGCGGTGCTGGGATTGGAAACTTTAATAATGTAAAGACTGAACCAACTGCAATACCTGTAACAAGGCTAAGAATTATCGCCTTCATCGTTTGGAACTCCTTGGTCTATGTAGTGCTGCATACTGCCACTATCTATGGCGTGTTGCAACATTCCATTCTTTCGCCAGATTGGTAACTCGGGCTCTGAGTGAGTACTAAACCAGAAATTGCCTTCGCTGTCTATCCACTCGCTCACTAAAAGCCAAGTAGTACACATCGCTCCTTCTTTATCGAGAAGGGTCGCAAGACCTTGAACAGCATTATTGACTGCGTCTAATTGTGCTTCTGCTTCGTTGTCCATAACGACCCTTCTCTTAAGACTAAGAGTAACTTACAGGTCAGCCTTTTTGTTTCTTGTAACGATTATCTAAAATGTCGCAAACTGTGCACTCTTGGTCTTCATAAAGCCATTCCCCACACTTACAACGATAAACTTTCGAATCAACCATGGTTGGGTTTTAATGTTTCCGATAACGCCAACATTACTGATACGACAATAGGTTGCATTTCTGAGGGTTCTACTTGTGTGGCTAGAAAATTAATATGTTTGCTAACAGACTTAAGGGCGGCTTCTGCTTCTTCAATATACGAAATCTGCACAGTTGGCGGCAAGTCTTCAAAGTGTGGAAGTCCGTCTTTGCCAGCGTATTCGTAGATAGAGCGAGCAACATCGTGAGTAATAAATGGGATAGCCATAAACTTATTTTACAGCCTTTTTCTTTATAATCGGTTTCTTTTGAGTATGAAAAGTAAATGGCGGCGCGGTGTAAGGGTCTATCTCTGAAGCAATTTGTAATGCAGTTGGAATATCGGCTTGTGCTTTGAGTGCTCCTATTGCTAAAGATGAACCCGAACCAACTCCATAGATACCAGCGGCATCAAGACAAACAGATAAATCATCACTTATTTCAAAGACTTCGCCCTCAATAGATATCAAGAAAGCAAACTTAGTTTCATCATCTTCGGCATCCCACTTGTACTCGTTCTCTTTAAAACTCTTTTTAAGAGATGGGATAACTACTGAAATCATAAAGTGGTAAAGGTCTTTCTTGTCTGCCACAGTAGGGATAGGCGGTTCCCATATATGTTGAACAATGTCGCAAGCCGCCACTTCACCGCTTCCTGCAATCATGTATGGACCAGTTGTAGTTACTTTAACCATCTTTGGATGGTTGTACTTTCGTTCAGCAGTAACAAGAGAGTCAGAACCCATAACAACGCCATCGGCGAATTGGACAGCAACGATTGTGGTCATGCTGGGAAGTCTAAAAGATAAATCCCTTAAAAGTCCCTAGCGACTCCATAATTCA